CCACGAGTACGGTGTGCGTGTTTGCCGTGCTGGTGCGGCCGGGGCAGGCCCCAGCGATGGCCACTTTGATGACAGCTTTTTCAGCTTCATCTGCGACCTTGATGAGGGCGACGATCCCTTCAAGGATGAGGCCTGCTGGTACAAGGTAAACCCCAGCCTGATGGATGGGATCCCGGGCATGAAGTACTTGCGCGAGCAGGTGCTGGAAGCCAAGGGCATGCCAAGCAAGGTGGCCACCGTGCGCCGGCTGAACTTCTGCCAGTGGGTAGAATCGGCCAGCCCCTGGATCGGTCGCGAACCGTGGGACGCCGCTGAGGAGGCTTTCAGTATCGAAGGCCTGCTGGGCCGGCGGTGCTGGGCCGGCTTGGACCTGTCGAGTACGCAGGATCTCACCTCTCTGGTGCTGGAGTTTGAGCCGACCGACGAGGATCCGCACTGGCGTTTGCTGCCGTTCTTCTGGCTGCCAGAGGATGGCCTGCACGAGAAGGCTGAGCGCGACCGCGTGCCATATCTCGCCTGGAAGGAAGAGGGCTGGCTACTGACCACACCGGGCCGTGCGATCAACAAGTTGCACGTGATCCACAAGCTGGTGGAGGTCGCGGATCAGTTTGATCTGCAAGCGATCGCCTATGACCGTTGGCGGATTGAAGATCTCAAGATGCTCATTGAGGAGGAGGGCTGCAGCCTGCCGCCCCTGATGCCGTTTGGTCAGGGCTTCAAGGATATGAGCCCCGCGCTCGATGAGTTCGAGATCCGCTTGGTGAACGAGAAGATCCGGCACAACGGCAACCCTGTACTGACCTGGTGCGCTGCGAATGCGGTCACCACAAGCGATCCCGCCGGCAACCGGAAGGTGGCGAAAGACAAGGCCACCGGCCGTGTGGACGGCATTGTGGCGTCCATCATGGCTACCGGATTAACCATCACGCCACCCTCAGAAGCAGAACCGGAGGCTGGCATCATCCTGTTGTGAGGTCATCCATGTTCGGAAAGAAGAGCCGCGAGCTGCAGGCGCAGGTTGAGGCCCAGGCTACGCGCGTGGCTGAGCTGGAACAGCAGGTCCTGGCGCAGGATCGAGCGGGTGTCAGCAGCTCCGATCGCGAAAATATGATGGAGCTATTCAACGCGCCAAACAGCTACGCAGGCCCGATGGTCAATGCGCAGACCGCCATGAAAGCCTCGGCTGTTTACGCTTGCGTGTCGCTACTGGCCGGTGCTATCGCCTCGCTGCCGATCCCGGTTTACGAGCGCACTGAGCAGGGCCGGCAGCGCGCTGATCATCCGATCTGGTACCTGCTGAACGAGCAGCCAACGCCGACCTTCAGCGCCTTCGCTATGTGGGAGTACCTGATCAGCTGTAAGGCGCTGCGCGGCGACTCCTACGCCTGGCTGCTGCGCAACGCGGCCGGTGTGGTGCAGGAGATCATCCCCATGCCCTGGACGCAGACCATCGTCGAGCGGCGTAACGGGCGCAACACGTACTACGTCGAGCTGGAGGGCAAGTACTACGGGCTCGATCAGGACGATGTGCTGCACTTCCACAGTCTCGGATTCGACGGTGTGAAGAGCCCGTCGGTGATCGGGCTGGCTGGCCGGCAGAGCATTGGCGTTGCGTTGGCGGCTGAAGAGTACAGCGCCCGGTTCTTCAGCAATGGAGCGCGCCCCGACATTGCGATCAAGCACCCTGGCAGCCCCAACCCAGAGCAAGCGCGGTTGATGCGCGAGCTGTGGATGGAGCGCCATCAGGGGGTGCGCAACGCACACATGCCCGCCATGTTGACCGGTGGTGCCGATATCACTCAACTGACCATGTCAGCCGAAGACAGCCAACTGCTGGAAACGCGGCGCTGGCAGGTGGTGGACATCGCTCGGCTGTTTGGCATCCCCGCGCACATGATCGGTGAGCACGAGAAGAGCAGCAGCTGGGGCAGCGGCATTGAGCAGATGTCGATTGGCTTTGTGCGCTGGACTTTGAACCGCCACCTGGTGCCGATCCAGCAGGAGCTTAACCGCAAGATCTGGCCGGGGAGCCCGCGCTATTTCGTGGAGTACAACCGCGAGGGTCTGCTCTCCGGTGACAGCAAGGCTGAGTCGGAGTATCTGGCCAAGGCCCTTGGTGGGCCGGGCGCGCAAGGCTACATGACCATCAACGAAGTGCGCCGCATCAAGAATCTGCCACCTATCGAGGGTGGCGACATGCTCTACCGAACGGAGAAAGGCAATGAAGAACAAGCTGCTGCAGCTGCTTCAGGACAACCTGAAGGCACAGAAGAAGTTTGAGATCCGGGCGGAGGGCGATACTCCTGAGATCTTCCTGTATGACGCGATCGGCGACTGGTACGGCATCAGTGCTGAATCGGTAGTACGGGCCTTGAGGGACCTGGATGGCAAGGATGTGGTGCTGCGGATCAACAGCCCGGGCGGCGATGTGTTTGAAGGGCGCGCCATAGCCACCGCCATTGCCCAGCACAAGGGCAAGGTAACAGCACAGATCGATGGGCTGGCCGCCTCTGCTGCCACCTACGTTGCGCTTGCAGCAGCCGAGGTGCACATCGCCCAGGGCGCGTTCTTCATGATCCACAACGCCTGGACGCTGGCGATGGGTAATGCGGATGAGCTGGAGGAAACGGCCAGTCTGCTGCGCAAGGTGGACGGCAGCATCGTGGCTGACTACCAGCGCAAGACAGCCAAGGATGAAGAGCAGGTGCGCGGCTGGATGAAGGCTGAGACCTGGTTTACCGCAGAGGAGACGATCGAGCACGGCTTTGCCGACAAGCTGCTGGAGGGCCAACAGGCCACCTCCGCACTGTGGAATCTGGCTGCATACGAAAACGCCCCTGCAGCACTTCTGGCTCGCCAGCAGCAGGACACACCCCAGTACGACCGAGCGCAGGCTGAACGCCGGCTCGCGTTGCTGGAACGCTTTGCAGCGTAGCGGGCTCCCGCGCGCAGCACTCACACCGCCACCTGGCGGTTTTTTTGTATCTGAAACCGAGGAATCAATCTTATGAGTATTCAAGCCAAGCGGGAGCAGCGCCGTAAGTTGGCCGAGCAAACCCGTGCTTTGATGGACGCCAACCCCGCCGCCAACTGGGGCGAGGAACAGCAGAAGCAGTATGACAACCTGGTCGCTGAGATCGATCGCCTGGATGCGGATATCGACCGCACCCAAAAGATGCTGGATATCGATGCCAAGGAACGCCACACCGTGCGCGATCGCGCAGAGCGTGATGGCATCAGCGAAGATGAAGCGCATCACCGCGGCAATGAAGACAAGGGCGTGTTCCGTGCCTGGTTGGCCGGCGGGGTGGAGAACCTCACCAGCGAGCAGCGCGAGATCGTTGCCAAGCGCCGTGAAGCTCTGCGCAACACCATGAGCACCACCACCGGCAGCGAGGGCGGCTATCTGGTACCGCGTGAATTCGCCAACACCCTTCTGGAGGCGTTGAAGGAATACGGCGGCATGCGCGAAGTGGCTCAGGTGATCCGCACTGAAAGCGGCGCGCCGATGGACTTCCCCACCACTGATGCGACATCGGAAGAAGGCGAGATCCTTGGTGAGAACGCCGAGACAGATGACGAGGATGCCGACTTCGGGACCCTGGTGCACTCGACCTACAAGTTCAGCTCCAAGGGTGTTGCCATCCCCTTCGAGCTGCTGCAGGACAGTGCCATCGATATTGAAGCGCACATCCGTGAGCGCCTCACTCAGCGCCTGGGTCGTATCAGCAACCGCATGTTCACTACTGGCACCGGTACCGGCCAACCCCATGGCGCAGTGGCTGGTGCAACCGCCGGCAAGATTGGCGCGAGCGGGCAGGTGACCAGCATCACCTGGGAAGATCTGGTCGACCTGACCCACGCGGTGGATCCGGCGTACCGCCGCTCTGCACAGTGCGCGCTGATGTTCCATGACAACACACTGCGCGAGCTGAAGAAGCTGAAGGATAACGACGGCCGTCCGATCTGGCTGCCGGGTGTCGAGTCTGGTGAGTCTTCCACCCTGGTGGGCCAGCGCTATTCCATCAACCAGGACATGCCCGCCATGGCGGCCGGGGCCAAATCGGTGCTGTTCGGCGACTTCAGCCGCTACATCATCCGCGACGTGATGCAGATCGCCCTGTTCCGCATGACGGATTCTGCCTATACCCGCAAGGGTCAGGTGGGGTTCCTGGCGTTCCTGCGCTCGGGTGGTCGCCTGATGGATACCGGCGGCGCGCTCAAGTACTACCAGAACGCGGCCAGCTAAGCCGGTTGACTCGGGGCTGGCAACAGTCCCGATTCGTTTCACCTTACAGGAGCCATCACCATGGCGAAGAAAGTGAAGTGTCTTGTGCTGCTCGATGAGCCGGCATACGGCCTGAAGTGCGGGCAAGTGGTCGAGCTGGACAAGGGCCTGGCTGATCACCTGCTCGAGAACAAGCGCGTTGATGTGAGCGCGGCTGCCGTTGGGCAGGGTGCCCCGGTTGTGGATGCCGAAGCTGAAGCGCAAGCCAAAGCTGAAGCAGAGGCCAAGGAAAAGGCAGAAGCGGAAGCGGACGCCAAGGCCAAGGCAGATGCCGAGGCCAAGGCGAAACAGGGCAAGGCCCAGGGGGAGTAAGCCATGCGCCTGATGCTGATTGATGCCCCGCAGGTGGAGCCGATCACGCTGGCCGAGGCCAAGCAGCAGTGCCGGGTGCGCCATGACCATATGGACACTCGCCTGCAGCAGCTGATCCGCAGTGCCCGGCAGAGCGCCGAGTTGCGCACGGGCCGCGCGCTGATCACTCAGCGGTGGCGTCAGGCACATGAACGCGCCTGCAGCGTGATCAAGCTGGCCAAGTGGCCGGCGCAAAGCGTAGAGCAGGTGAAGGTAGATGGTGAAGTGGTGCCTGCAGAGGGTTACGAGCTGCTTGGCGGCGATGATCCTCGGCTGGTTTCCCGGGCTGACAGCTGGCAA